TTATTTATCATTTTTCTTTTCCTCCTCTAATGCTTGTTTAGCTTTTCTTAACCAATAATTATGGTTAATTTGTTTCACTTTTTCCTTATTCTTTTCTCGCCATTCTCTAGCCTTTTTATTTCTTAGCTCTTTAACTTTTTGTTCTAATTTTTCAAGTTCCTTATCTTTTTTCATTTTTTATCCTCCTAAAAATCTTTTAAAGCTTCTAAAACTTTAACAATATCGTTATCAATTCTGTCTGTATCGAATGCTCCGAGTGGAGCTTTTACAGTTGAATTATTATTCTTTGTTTCAAAAATGTACTTGCCATCAATACACTTTGCCAAAAGTACAGTAGTTAGTTTGCTTTCAACTACTATCTTGTCGAGCTTCCTTCCTGAGGTCTTTGCTCTCGTAAATTTCTCGCCTGTGTTTTCGTCACGTTCTGTCTGCGAGTGCATAACTAAAATAACAGTTAAATCCTTGCGAAGCACGTTACTCATATTGATAATTCCATAAATGCTGTATGCTAGTTCTTGCCATTTGTCATATCCTTTTTCACGCATTCTATTAAACTCATCATCAATCATTATTGCGTTCAAAGTATCAATAACAACAACCTTGATTTGTGGCTGTTCATTGCTAATCTTGCTTAAAAGTGTCATAATAGTTTGAACATCACTTGTTGCCATGTAGTTTTTATTCTGCTCGTTGTATTGCTCTTTCCAGCCTTTCCAGCTCAAACCCTTCTTGTCGCAATCGATATAAAATGTTTCTTGCGGATTTAAATTCCTCATGGAAGTAGTTTTTCCGCTTCCTGATTCTCCCATAATCAATATACTTTTACTCATCGTTAGCACCTTCTTTCGAATATAGACTCTTCTGAAGTTCGTATCTTTCTTTGTCAATCTTCTCAAGTAATTTACAAACAATCTTGTCTTCTAATTTCCATGAAACGATTTTTGGTTTCATATCATCAGTAAACTCGATTGAATTAAATAGGTGTTCTAGCAACATAAATACCTCTTTTTTCGTTTTTAAATCTTCCATCAATAAATTCCTCCTCTTATAACTGAAAATTGAAAATAAAGCTTTCTCGTTCGTCTAGCTCTTGCTCCTGTGTATGTGTAGGAGCTGTTAATTCAAGAGCTTTCTTCTCTAAATCTCTCGTACAATCGAGTGCTGTATCTTCTAATAATTCAGCAACATCATCAACTTTTTCTTTAAATTCTTCGTATTTTTCTTCTGAACCAAAATTAAAATTCTTATAAACATGATTTATATATTTTTCAAAGCTTTCTCTTATTTCTTCTAACAACCTCAAATCTTCTTTGCTCATAACCGCATCTCCTCATATTCAGCCATTCTTATAAAAAACCATGGTGGCAAATCTAGTATCTTTGTTATGTCTCTATGAAATTGAATCCCTTTAAATTTAAAAAGGTTTGCTTTTATAAAATAAAAAGCATAACGTGGAATGTTTAATCTTTTGCAGACTTCAACTTCAGTTAGCCCTTTAATTTCTAAAAGCTCATCAAAAACTTTTTCAAAAAACATTTGATTGCCCCTCTTTTAGTGTTATAATTTTTTCTGAAGTCATATTAATATTGCAAAAGCATTTGCTCCAATCGGACTCTGGAGCGAGTGCTTTTTTAAAATCTTTAGCCTTCCCTTTAAAAATAAAAATTACTCTCGCCATTGTCTTTCAACTCCTTTATCGTTTAGTTCTGTGTCAACTATAAGATGAACCGTTTCAATAAAATCAACAAAATCTTCTCTTGCAATCGTTTTTTCATTTTTCTTGAATTTCAAAAACATTCTTGCCATGTCATCTACTCTTTGGTTGATTCTGTCTGCTTTAACTAATAAAGCACCTCTTGCATTGATATTCATTTGTTGCCTCCTTTTTTGTCGATCAAAAAAATCAACACTAACGTTGCACAAATAATCGTTGTTATAATAATTGCTTCCATCGTCTTTGCCTCCTTTCTTTAGCCGATAGTATTAATTTGAATTGTTGCTATAATTAGCGAATAAATTAAAAATAGTACTGATAAATTTCTCATGATTTTTAAATAATTAATTCTAACTTTTTTCATTTGTACCCCTCCTTTTTTAAAGTCCAAGTTCTTCTTTTGTCTTTTTGTATCTCTTGCAAACTTTCTCAATTTGTTCCTTTTTCCAACCTGTTTTTCTATAAATTTTGGAATGAACCGAAATGTAAGAATGTAAGCCGAGGAAGTTCGCCAAATCTTGTTGCGTATCCCCTTTTTCACGCATCGCTTTAATAAGTTTATCGTTCATTTTCCCTCCTTTCTGCATAAAAAAAGAACAAACACTTACGTGTTTGTTCGCCTTTTTATTGGTTTACTATAAAAATATTACAGTTAACTTACATTTTGTGCAATATTTTTCAAGCAAATAATAAAAAAATGCGAACAAAAAATATTTAATTAACTTTTATATATAAAACTATATATAATTGTTTCCCCCTTGTCTACCTTTTCGCATAAAATTTAATATTACATTTTTGTTACATCCATTTTTCTCTTTTTTGTTTCTACTTTGATTTGGTTTCCAAGTTCGAGCCAATTACAGCTAACCATTATATAATCCAGTAAATATATATCTTTTTTTGTAAGTTTGTAACCTAATACGAAGCAGGTATTATTTAAATAATCGATTTTAATATAGCCGTAATTTATTAGAAAATTCTATTTTTTCAAAATTATCGTCTAGTTGAGTTTGCAACTTCATTCCACTATTTCGTTCAATTTGGTAGCACATAAATCGAATATTGACATGACAATACGAAGTCCTATTCAATTTTATCATACGCATCCCCCCTATTTCTGGAGAATGCGTACCTCGCCTTTCTTGATTATAACTTCTAAGTCATTTCCCTCTTTAAACCCGCATTTCTCCATTTCAACTTTTGGCAGAGCTACTTTGTAGCCTGCGATTAACTTCTCACCATTAGCTTTTGTAACCTTGATTGCGGTTAGTTTAGCCATATTTAACCCTCCTTTTTATATTAATGATAATAAATAATTATAAAGCTCTTTGTTTGTTTTGAACTCTTTTCTTTCTTCATTAACCAAAGCAGATTTATCAATGCTATCCCTACGAGCTAAAATAGTGATTTTGTAATCAGATACACTTGATATGTTTTTAGCTAATTCAAAAAGTCTTTTTAATGATACTCTTTTCATACCAACCACTCCTTTCTTAATCACATTATAGACTATATAGTTTATAAAGTCAACACTTTTTTTAAATCTTTTTTTGTTGTATAATAAAGGTAAGAGGAAGGTGATGCTTATGAAAAGATTTCAAAAGTGGTGTCATGATGCAGTACAAGGTTTAGGTATATTCTGCTTATGGATGGCTTGTGGTATGTTAAGTAATCATTTTGGTTTAGGATATCAACCAGGAATAATCATAGGGTTGTTCGCTATTGGTTGGGCTGTTTCCTATGAAGAAGGTGGTGATTAATATGAAAAAGTCATTTTATCAAGTTATATATGAAGCTGTATCAGGGATTGTTTACATGGCTGGTGTATTTTTCATTGGTTCAAGGTTAGGTGATTTTACCGAATCTTTAATAAAAGGATCATACCAATATGTATTTTTACTCGTTTTTGCAATCTCTTTTTGGGCATTATATGCTTATGATAAAGAGCTAAACAAAAAAGACTAGGAGTTTATCCTAGTCTTTCTACTTGCCATGCACACCACATTAGCCTTTCGCTACAATCAAACGTGTCGATTATCTCGCCATTCTTAATAGCGGTTATATGTCCTGGCATGGTTACTAAATATATACCTTCTGGGTTATAATATGCAAACTCGCCTACAGTCATGTTAGCTTCGCACACTCTCTCATAGTTATCGTCTAAGTATTGCTCTATACTTTCTACACTAGATAACATTAAGCCACGTTCTTTAAGTAAATTTCTAGCAAACATTTCAACGCCTTTTGTATCTCCTCTATCAGCCATGTCAACTAGATTTCCTAAAATAGGGTTGTTACCTATCATGTTTTTTACAATTCCTTTTGGTGTCATTCCCTTAGTCATAAAGCCTTTTATTATTTGCATTGGATTCATGCTTGCTCACCTACTTTTGCTGGTATCTGTTTCTTTAAATTTTCAATTTCTTTTTTTATATCCTCTAAGTCGTTTTCTGTAACATATTTAGTCTGTTTCTCTTGCTCTGCTGGTTTGTATATTACAATTCTGCTAGTACCATCTTGTTGAAGTTGTTTGCTTACTATCGCAGAGCCATCAGCTAGTGGATAATATCCTATAGTTCCATCTAAAAGCACATCTACAGCTTTTACAGCCTCTAAATTGTCGATTACTTTTCCTGACAAGCTTTGTATAGGTTGACTAGGTTGATAAGGCATTTGTGGTCTTGTATAGTATGGTGTATATCCTGGATATTGATTTGAATAATAGTTATACATACTTATCTCTCCCTTCAAAATAAAAAGAGATTAAAAGATTGTACTTCCTTGTGGAGTCCTTCCGCATACAATTTTCTACTTTTAATCTCCTTTCTGATTTGATTGTATAAGATAATACGCCATGCAAATACGCAAAAAATGCTCAAAAAAGGCACAAAAAAAGAGCTAGGTATAAGAACCTAGCTCGGTAGTAATTATATATAATTATTACAATAGTTTGTTGATTTTCTCACGAAGCAATTTTAAATCATGATTTATTTTTGTTGTGCCATAACCTGTGATGTCTGCGATATATCCGATATTTTTCTTTTGCAGATAGTGCATATCGAAAACTTGCTCTAAGTGCTCTGAAATATATATCTTGTCTTTAATCTCCTGTACTTCTTTACGAGTAGCAAGCCTAAAGAACTGATTTATTTTCTTTGTTAATTCACTCATCGTTTTTCCTCGTTAAATATTTTTTACCATAATGATATGATCCATCCTTGTTGTATATTCTATAACGGATATAATTTGCTTTTAACTTTGCTTTAGGATTGTTTGCTGTTGTAGTTATAATACCTTGTCTTGCCATAGGTTACACCACCTTATTTATTAATTACAATTCCGCTATTAATATCAGAGTAATCATTAGTGTCTTGATATATGGTTTCACTCTCAAATTCAAATTGGCTTAAGAAGTCTGCGTATTTTTGGTTTTGCCATGCAACAATTACTATTGCACCAATTGACACGATTAATAAGGCGGTCGCTAATACAATGTTCATGATGAATAGTCGCTTATTATGATGGTTGCTGTCTTGAATTGTATCCTTAAGAATAGGTACTATCAAGTTGGCTACTCCATCTTCTACTCCCTTTACTTTCTTTACTACTTCTTCTAAATCTTTCATTTCTCCCATAGCAATCGCCTCCTTTTATCTATTATAACACAGTTTAATCGTTAAGTGAAGAATTTTATTATGTAACCTATTATTCCCCCTACTATAGTCGTTATAATTACTGTTGTTACTTGATTGTATCTTTCAGCTGGTTTGCTCTTTATCGCTTGTATTTCTTTTGTTAAATCTGGAATGGTTGTATTAATTAGCTTATCTAATGTTTTCATTATTTGGTCATACTGAAAGTCTGTTTTGTCGTTTCTTTTTTCCAACTCAATAATTCTCGTGTCTTGTGTTTCGACTTGTGATTCTAGTTTTGATATTCTCTCTTTGCAACTTTGACATTCAAGTTTAAGTTGTATTATATCTTGTTCATTCATATCGCACCTCTTTTTAGATAAGTAGCGGTAAATTACCTTACCGCTACTTCCTGTTTTCTCTTATAACATCCATATACTGCTTGTACTCTTCACTCTCATAATCAAAAGAATGGACAAACGCATGGCAATCTAAACATAATAAACAACCGTTTTCATAACTATTGTCTATCTGTTCATGATTAGCTTTACATACTGATTTAGGTTTAATATGATGCCAATTTATATATTTGTACTCAACAATCTTTCCACACAGCATACACCGTAATCCGTTCCGCTCGATTAGTTCTTGTTTAGTTGGATGCATAAGAACTCTCCTTTCTCAAATTATTGAGATTGTATATATTAAAGCTAATTATTTCTTAATCAAGAGTTTTCTTTGATAATTCTTCAATTGCTTTATAATCTTCTACCATTTCCTCTTTGTTGTATTCGACATCTGATACATATAAAGGCTCTACATCGTAGATTGCTCCTCTTGCAATTCCGCATAGCATGTCATAACCAATATCAACTGGCTTCCCGTATTTAATTGCTAAATTATTAATAACATCAGCATATTTTTCTTTAAATTCTGCTCTCTTTTTTTCTAATTCTTCATGTACATTTAATTCTTTGTTTTCTTCCATTTTTCATTTCTCCTTTACTTTTAAAATTTATTTTAGGTGGTATATTACCCTACCACAAAAAATGCTCAAAAAATAAGGTATATAACTATATAGCTTCGCTAAAATAAATCGATTGTAGGACATTTTGGAGCCTCGTTTTTTCGCTAGTTTTAGCCATTTTTCGCCTTGTTGTATAATTTATCAATTAGAGCTGTATTGTAGCGATAAAATTGAAAAAATTGACAAGTGTTATCATCGAATCCATAATATTTTTTAATTACTTCGCATTTTTCTTGAATTGATAATTGTTTTTCTTCCATTGGTCCTTCCTCCTGTACTTTTTCCAAAAATTCTTGCCAAGCTTTTTCATCTCTTACATATGGCTCAGGACAGATTTTTCCTGTACAATCAAAGTGGCGTGCAACTCGCTGAATAGGTATTCCGATATTTTTTCATTAAGTATCGTGTTAGCTCGATAGTGTTTTGGATCGTGCGAGGCTCGAAGTACCATTCGCCAGTCGTGCCTTTTCTCTTACAGCACATTTCTATTCCTATTGAATTACTGTTTCGTGCCGAATTATAATACCTGCTTGCTCCGATGTGCCAAGCTTCGTTCATGTCGTCAACCACTTGCCATATTTCGTTTTCATCTACGAAATAGTTTGCTGAAGCTTTGCGATTAACTTTTTCAAAATATTGAGCATTGGCTCTAGCTGTTGAAACCGCCCCAACGTAGTGAATTATTATCCACATATTTCGCTTGCTTTCTAATTTTCTAAAATTAACCTTCGTCAGTTTCTTCTGAATGTTGAGCATTTAAACGCCTCGCTTCTTCAAGTTCGATTTTTTTCTTTTCCTCATAATTCATGTTAGAAATTTTTACAAGAGCACCTAAAAAAGTTTCAAGTGCAACTAACGTGCCAGTAATTTGTTCCGTATATGGTACATTCCAAATACCACATAAAGTACTTATAAAAGCAAAAAATGGAATTACTACCAAGCATAAATTTTTTAAAAAATCATAAGTTTTATTACTCATTTTTTCTCCTTTTTTTATAAATCTCTATAAACTGCTATCATATAACCTCTGTCGCCTGCTCCGTACTTTCCTTTTATCGTTATATTTTCAATCGAGTCAAACTGCACGTAATTGTCATGTTCGATTGTATGCAATGTGTACTGCGAGCCTACATTCGTGTAATAATAGTCATTTCCTTTTATGTAGAATTGCTTAGTGTTAAAATCAATTTCAATCTTGAAGCCCTCCGTATCTGGATGACTTGCTGTTGAACCTGTAGAACCAGCAATTCTAATTTCACTTCCGTTGTTATAATTTACGTATAATACAACTGCACCATTTGCAGGCAGTACTTCTCCGCTCGCCGTTGTTGAGAATCCTCTTAACCACCCATCAATATGCATTCGTCCAATATTGCTTCCAAATGTAATTATCGTGTCTGTTTGCACGCTGGTTTGGCTCGATGTATAAATTTTATTTTTTAATGTAATTAAAGAGTTTAAGGATTGCGGAGTAACATATTTGGTGTTATTAGTTCCAGCAATAACGTCATTCGTGGTTGCTTTATTGTTTGACAAAAGCCTTGAATTCAAGTCATTTTTTATACTATCAAACAAAGCTTTATTTAGCGGTGTGCCTTGCGTTGTTACTGGTGTAGCAAGAGTAATTTCGACCACTTCTGAAGTGCCGTTGGAATGTTTAACGTTATATTTAACCTTTCCACTTGTAGAAGCGGTGTTCAGTACTTCGTCAACGAAGTTAATCATTTTCTTTTCTCCTTTCTCCGAAGACAACTGCCTCGTAGTTTCTGTCGGCTTTTTCGTCCAACGTTAGAAGATTGTTTGAGATGATGTCTAAAGCTTTTGCAATGTTGTCATTGCTTCTCGACAAGCTCTCTAGCATTTTTGTATTGTCCTCAAGCAATTTATTATTTTTTGTCCTGTCTTGAAAAAATACCCATACAAAAAGCACAGCCATAATGACTGTGCCTCCATATTGAAATATTGATTGAATGAGTTCTTTTAATTCCATTTTAACCTCCTACTGCCGCCTCCTTTAATAAACTAAAAATGCTGGTCTGACACCATGATTTGCATTTGCAGCCGCTGTAGAAGTTTGACCGTTTGCTCCCATAATGCAAAAATCTGAAGCAGAGCATACATCTCGTAGCCAATAATTTTCCTTGGTTGTAGTTCCACTTGCAAATGAAACTTTTGTAGGCTTGTATAATCTGAATATAGCTAATTGAGAATTATCTTGAGTGTTGTTTGTTGGTGTATTTGTACCATTTTTTACATTATGAAAAATATTGCTTCCGTGCACCATGATTTCGTTCATCAAATCTATAGTAGTTGTTGTATATGCTGAATGAGACTCGTAGCCGTTGGTTACTGCATCAGCCAATAGACTGCTGTGTGATAAAATATGACTGCTTCCGAAGTCGTTCGTTATTATCGTTTTAAATGATGCAAGATTCGTTGTAAACATCGCACTTCCTACGTATGCTCCTGTGGTTGTCGCTGTTGTATTCATTTGGGCAGTACCTAGATTTTTCTCTGGCATCATTAATATATGAGGAGTGCTAGTTCCTGCGTTTAATTTATAGTTGATGTCAGCAACTAAATATTTTCTCCCTGATGTTTGTCCTATAATATAGTCGCCAATAAAGATATCATCAAACGTTTGGTTCGCTATCTGTCTTGATAAAGTTCCGCTGTAAAATAAATCTGTTATGTCTTTGCCTCTAAATATGCAATTATGGCTAATAGTTGGAAATATCAACCCCGCAGATGCTTTTTTGGTAGCTCCATCTTGTACGATTGGTATTATGTCTGTATTATTAACTGTACTTGCTTGTGGTAGTTCGCTGATTTTTACACTCATTTTAAATACGCCTCCAGTTCTTCTCCGTTTTCTGTGGTTATATTTTCTCCTGCTTCCGTTATTAGTGGCTCCAACTGTCCTATTCCAGAATAAAATTCGCGGAAGCGATGTTGCCATAAGCGAGGTTGTCCGCCGTTTGCTACTCCGCCATATACATACCAGTTCGCCATTCCGTGCATTAACATATATATTTCGTATAAGATTTTTTCCCAGTTATTTGCTTTTTGCCAATCCCAATTATTAACGTTGTTCGATATTTGCGTTATATAATGGAATCCGTCCATAATAGCCTTGATGTTGCTTCTGATTCTGTTCATGTTATACTGGTCTCGAAGATTATACTGTGTCCAGTTAGTTTTAGTTGTTATATTTATTGAATAACCTCTTGAAGTAAGTTCATCGGCTAAATATCTGCACCAGCTTTCGGCTCTGTTCAAGTCTTGAGCATTGTACTGACCTAATAAATTAGCCTTTGCAACATCACTCTTTGTTCTCCAATATATTAATTCTTCAGTTGGCTCACTCATAATAAGCCTCCAATTCTGCATTGCAATAAATGTTGCTCTGCTTTAAGTCGTATGTTAATCTCTTAATTCTTGCTGTGTGTCCGTCAATTGAAACAAGGTCTCCGACTTTTGAATTTTTCATCAGAAATCTTGCCTTGATTTTATATTCTATAAACGGCAAATAATTGATTAGTGCTTCATTGTCGCAATCAAGTGTTGTATCGAATGTCTGCACTTTTTGTATGTCAGTTGATACTACTACGTTGTTTTGTTTTGTGTATGTTTTAAAAGACGTTTTGTAGTTTTTTCCTGTCAAGCTAGTGTTATTACTATTCGCCGTTATAATTGCCCAATTGTCGCCGTATGAATCAATCGTTGCGTATTCTGCTGTCAATCCATACATCGGTTCATCGAATGTTATCATCTGCGTTCCACGTAGTGTGCCACTAAATAAATCTTCTGAAGTTGTCCATCTGCTTTGGTAATAGCTTTGAACATTCAACGTGTACTGTGTTGTGATATTTTCTTGAGTTGTCTCAATTGATATAATCTCTGATGGTTGAATTGTTCTCGACATCGTTGTCGGTAAGCTCTTAATTTCTATAACCTCGCTTCTTGAAGTATCAATCATTGCAAGACAAGCAAAAGCTACTTGAGCGAGTGCTTCTCTTTTAGTTGTAATAGGAAGATAACCGCTAATCGTTTTGTTGCCTAACGCTGTTTCAAGTCTATACGGAATGTCTCCCATTATATCAGCAACGAGTGACGAAACAGTAACACCGTTATAAATTCCGCCTAAATACGACTGGTTGTTTAACACGTTTATAAAATCGGCTGTGCTAACTTTATATTTTGTTTTGTTTGTGTTGCTGGTTGAAGTATAAATAAAGAAGTTGCCATATAAAACTTCATCTCGATATACCTTGAAAGGCAACGTCCTTTGAAAAAACACTCCAGCGGTTGTTCGTGGAATTAATGAAATGCTTGCTTCGTTGATTGCAATTTCTTCAGAATTAACATTTAAATCTTCTATAATCTCAACATTCTCTAGTTCTTCATTGTAGAATGTTCTAATCAGTCCATCGCTAATATTGAAGATTTTGAGAAACCTGTTTGCTCTTGTCATGTTCGAAATAGTTATAACAACCTTGTTATATGCTGTTGCAACTTGTTCAGCGAAATAGTCCGCACTATCAAGTGTAAAGTTTTTTTCGAAAACAACAGCATCATCTCTGTACCACTTTATATTCATCGTGCGAGGATAGTCGTTTGTATATGTATCAAATTGAAATTGTATTCCGTGGTGTTGAATATTTATTATCGTATGTTCGTGTTATAACAATGTTATTCGGAAAGTTGCCATTGCTGTCTGTCATTATCGTTGACAGATAACCCATGTTAGCTTGCGTAATCGTTCCTGAGCTGTTGCTTGCTGGATTGATAAACGTGCCATCTAATAAGTTACGTCCGAGGCTCTAGAGTTGCGTATTTAGGAACGTTCTGAATGTTTTTGAATTGATTGAAATTAACGAACGCCCACGGATATGTTGCAGTCGTTGTTGAACCTGCAAGCATTCCGTGGCGGTGTCGCATCATATTGAACTGAAACTTCTCTCATTCAATTAAGCCTCCTTCTGCGGTTCTAGTGCCTCGAATGTAACCTTCAAAGTTCCCCATTTTTTAAAAGTTGAAAAATTCTTGACGAGTGAATCACTTGCAACACTTATTCTCGCTTCAAAATTCAAAGTTGACTGTCCATAAGGCAATACAACTCTGTGGCTTTCAACTGGAGCGGTTAAAATTTCATATAATCTATCATATGCTGAAACGTTCATATGCTGTGTTGCTAGTTCCACTTCGTAATCGTAATAAGTTCCCTGAATATCATAGTGTTTCCTCAAATCAAGTGTAATGCCGATGTTTTCAATTTTCTGTGATGCTTTTCGAGTGATTTTTATAATTCCAACCGAATAATTAACTCCGTCAATCGTTATCATTATATCTTCACTCCTAACCTGTTATATTCGTTATTTAGCGGCTGAATTATAGTTCTAGCGAGCTTGGTTCCGTCAAGAACTAATTCAACGGTCTGTGGCTGTCTGACAGTCTCTATTGTGTTTGTGTAATTCCTTGTCACATAATTGTTTTCACTTACAATTTGGTTGCCTTGCACTTGAGGAATGTCGCCGAAGCTCAACGTGGTCTGAAAAGCATCAGTAACGCCATTTAGTTTTTCTTGCATTGCTGAAATAACAGAAGGCATTGTTTTCCCAAATCCAACTCCAATTCCTTCAGCCATGTAATTGCCGACTTCATTAGCCATTACTTTGGAAGGGCTTTCAATGCCAAAAAAGTTTTTAATTGCACTTAGCGAGTCGGCACAGAATTGTTTTATTTTATTAACTAACCAGTCTTTGGCGTTTTTGATACCATTCCATAACCCTTCAACTATATTTCTGCCAATTTCTAACATTCCTTTAAACTTTTCTGTTAATGTCTCTTTGATATATTCCCAAATACCAACAAGGGCATCCCATAAGCCACTTACTGCTTGCACTATTCCATTCGCAAACGTCTCAATTAATTTCCATGCAACTTCTAACAATTTAGGAAGTAATTCAATCAAGCCGTTAACAATTGCCATTATAATCTCAGGTAGACGTTCAATTATTTTTGGAATAGCTTGTACTAGTCCTTGTGCCAGTCCTATTATTAACTGAACTGCTCCGTTCTATTATTTTGTCAATATTGTCAATTAAAGCATCAGCAATAGCAATTACAATTTTTACGATTGCATCTGTAATTGTTGGCAAATTATCAAGTATTATATCGACTAAAGCTAGAATTGTATCTATAATTGCAGGCACTATTGTGTCAGCACTCTCGCCAATCGTATTTGCTATTGCTACAATAATAGTTCCTACCGCTTCAATAATTGTCGGCAAATTTTCTATAATCGCTGTTACTACTTTTTGAATTATCTCTGGAAGTTTGGCTAAAAGGTTTGGCAAAGCTCTTTCGAGTCCCTCAACAAGTCCAAGGAATAGTTGAAGCCCAGCATCTATTATCAAATCAATATTGTCAATTATTGCATTAACTGCTCCTAAAATACCGTCTATTATCGTTGGAATTAATGTCGGAAGCTGTTCTCCGATTGTTTGAATAAAAGAAGTTATTAATAAAACTGCTGTCTCAAGTAAAGACGGCAACACCTCATAAAATCCCGAAATCAAAGTTGTTATAACTTCTGCCCCTGCACTTCCTATTTCTGCTGCATTTTCTTTTATTGCTTCCACAAAAGTTAACAACATTTTTTTGCCAAGTTCAGCAAGTTTTGGCAATTGTTTTGCTACACTTGAAACAAGGTTGCCAATTTGTTTTGTCATTTCTTCAACCAATCCCGTAAGCCCGCCATTTTTAATGGCTGTTGTTATGCTTTTAATTACTTTTTCTACTTCTCCATTAAGAGATGTCATCGCAGGAGTTAGCTGACTTGCAATTTCGCTTCCAATAACTTGAAATGTCTGTCTTCCGTTTGCTTTTAGAATGTCAATCTGATCGTTGAATGCGTTCGCTCCATCAAGTGCTTCTTGCGATAGTATCAAGCCAAGGTCATTTGCTTGTTTTCCCATTTCTGCAAGAGTGTCTATTCCACCTTCAATTAATGGATTTAGTTCTGTTGCTGATTTCCCAAAAATCTGCATTGCCAAAGTATCACGTTCAGTTTCATTTGCAACCTTGCCTAAAGCACGAATCGTATCGTTAAACACATCGTTGTTGTTTCTCAAATTCCCTTGAGCGTCTGTTACGTTAACGCCTAATTTTTTAAATGCTTCAGCTGAAGCTCCTGTTCCACTTTTTGCTGTGTTCATCTGCATTGTTAACTTCTTAAGGCTTCCAGCCAACGTTTCAGTTGAAACGTCAATCAAATCACTTGCGTATGAAAATTCTTGAAGCTGTTTTGTCGACAATCCAGTTGTCGATGCTAATGTGTTAAGGTCATCAGCTAAAGCTCCAGCTTTAATAGCTAAATTTCCAATCGCTGTGACTGCTCCTACTGAAGCGGTCGCCATCGCTTTTATTCCTGAAATCGTCAAGTTTGCTAACTTCTGCGTAACATTTTCAGCAATCTCTCCAGCTTTTTTAAGTCCTTCTTGCAACTTAACCAGCTGTGGATTGCATTCTTTCGCTTCTTTTGTTAATTTATCAAGTGAGCCTTGAGTTGCGATTATTTCACGTTGTAGTTTTCTGTATTCCGCTTGATTTACTTCTCCACCTTTTTTCATTTCGTCATCAAGCTTAGCTTGAGCTTGCTTCAATACGTCAAGTTTTGTCTTAGTTTGTCCTATTTGGTCGCCTAATAATTGTTGTTTCTGACGTAATAGTTCAACGTTCTTTGGATCAAATTTCAAGGCTTTATTAACTTCGTTTAATTCTTTTTGTGTTGTTTTAATTTCTTTGTTTGTGTCTTTGAGTGCTTGTTCAAGAGGTGCGGTATTTCCACCGATTTCAATTGTCATTCCTTTAATTGTTCCCGCCATTTTATCCACCTCACTTAAAAAATCTATGTATCATTTCAGAATCCGCTTCAATCGGTTCTTCAGATTGTCTGCGTTCTCTGTTGTTTTCTTCTACTAAATCTAATAAAAAGCCTATCGTTAATTTATCAAAATCCGATAGACTTAAGCCCAATTGCAAACAACGAAGTATAACCGTGTTTGCGTTTACATCTATTTTTGAATTGCTTCTAGCTTTTTTTTTGAATTATTGAGCTGTTCCATATTGTCTGAAATCAAAGTCATAATTTCAGGAAGTGCGAGCATGATGTCAAACATTCCAAACTGGTCTAGCCACTTTTCAATTTCAGGAATTGAAGGGTCTGCTGATTTCGCCATGCACCATGCGATTTTTTCGAACACTTCCATATTTACATTTGAAATATCATTGTTTCCTTTTTCCAAATCCTTTTGCATTGAAATTAAATCTTTAAGGAAGTCTGATTTGAAATTAGTTCTATAAATCCAAATAAGACTTCCTGTAGACTTCATCTTCACTTCTTTGTCGCCAATTAAAATTGTTTTTTCCATTTCTTGCCTCCTATTAAATTATAAAAATTAGTTTCCTGCTGTTGGTTCATATACAGCTGTGTACCATGAATCTAACGTTGCTGATGGTGTTTCACTTGTTGTATAGTTCTTAACAAGTCCATCTGTTGCACGTGGTCTGATTGTTAAGTTCAATGTTTCAGTTTGAACTTCTTTATTTTCGCCTTTAGTTGTTGCACTTAAATCAGGTCTTGTTGCATAGCAATTATAAAATGCAAATTTTGTAGCTCCTTCATCGCCTGTAAATTCACAAAGCAATGCGAATGGCGAAGTTGCTCCAGTAGCTTTTTCGCTTACAACATTGTTTGTGTCTTTAGTGTATCCAAGGCAAGCAACAGCGAAATCTTCAGGTATTAAAGCAAGCTCTAAATCTCCCTCATATCCGTTGTTGTTTTCATCGCTCCAATATAAACTGTCATCTGCGTAGAACTCTGTGTTGTCTCCGCTTGCTGACAAGCTCATTGAAACAGCTCCTCTTAAAGCAACTGGTGTGTCATATGTAATAGCACCATTTGTTCCAACAGTTATAGGAGCGTAATAACAATTTTTGAATCCGAATTTAACTTTATTTGCCATTTTTATATCTCCCTTCTAAAAATCTTCTTCTGCTGAAATCGAATAAACTACTTCGTACATCTGCTCTGTGTCAATGTATGTTTCGCTTTCAACTTCATAGAAGATATTGTTTTCATAAAAAATGCTCTCGAGTTGTTCCTCAAGAGCTGGATTTTTAAATTCTGTATATAATTCAACATAGTAGTTGTTTATCTTTTTATAGACTTTATTATCTGCACCAAAGTTAGAAGTTGAATCTCGTCTATATACTACGAATGGCGGATTTGTTGCCGTGTTAAAATGATTGTAGGCAACTGGAATGCCCAGCTGTTCAAGTAGGTTTTTTAAATCTTGCATCGTTCTATTGCCTCCTTCATTTCACGTTCAAAATTATTTTTCACATATTCATCGCCGTACTTAACGTGTGGATATGCTTTAGTCCTGCCACCGTTTCGAGTAGCGTGTCCAAACTCTAGAAGATGTGTTAATCGATAATGTGGACTCTTAACATACCAAGTTCGTCTTCTGTTTCTTTCGTCATCAAAAGACTTATTAATTGCGAAGCTCTGCGAATATTTCTTGTCTTTCCAAGTAATATGATTTTTAACTTCGTCAAAACACTCTTCTGCAACCTTGTCGACAACTTCTTTTGCGACTTCAGTTACTTCTTCCGAATATTCAGTAAGCCATTTGACAACTTCATTTGCCATCTCGTTAATTTCAACTTTAGTTGCCATTATAACCAACTCTCTTTTCACATACTAAAGCGATATATTCATTATCAACTCTGTCAACTCTTATTATCGTGTATCGCTTGTTCATATAATATAATTCTTCTTCATCGTTATAATTCAAGTTGTTAATAACGACTCGAAGTGTTGGCTTCAAGCCTTGTTGCGATGCGTTGTAGAACTCCGACTGGTAGACATCTTGAATCTCTGTTATAGGAACTTCAACTAAGTTTTCTTGAAGCTTCTGATTTCCAATTTCGTCAATCACATATTGTTGTGTGATTAATTTAATCGTCCAATCCTGCACTATCAGTCGCCTCCTTGTATCCATCGCTTAGTGATAATTCAGCAAGGCAAAGCTGATATGATTTCAAAAACTTCTCCTTGTCAGTAGGATTTGAAACTCCAAAGTTTGCTTTAACATATGTTAGAATTGCTTTCTTAACTAGAGCTGAAGTGGTATCAACCAAAGCTCCAGCTCTTGCCATATCGTCAGCTCCTGCAGTTATAAGAAGTTCAAGCTCCTCATCTTTCGCAGTAGCTGTTTCAACAATCCCTAACGTTTGTTTAACAAGTCTTTTTATTTCGTCCATGTTTTCTATTGTCATATCAGTTTCAACCTCGCTTTATTTTTATAAATTAGACTAAACAGTTGGTGTAAATTGACCATAACCGAAAGCGTTAGCTTTTGGGGCACCATCAACTACTTGATAACCACCATATATAGCAGTTCTCTTTCTCATGTCGATATCTCTATCGATTCTGATGTCTTCTTGCTCATTCCATACATAGTTTTTCATATTACCAACAGCAATATCGTTGTTTAGTAAGAATGGATCTTCTTCAACTCCTGCTGGAAGTCCTACTAAGTAAGGATAGTTCCCTTCGCCATTTTTATAATATCTGATAGCATCAGCAACAGCACTTGAAATATAAACTCTAGCTCCTCTCTTAGCTTTGTCACTCATTCCAGCTTTTACGTTTGCAATAGTATCAATAGGAGTAGCTCCTGTTGTTACTGCTGTAACTCCGTTTGTTAAACCTTTTGGCTCATTGTTTGAAGGATTTCCATAAATAACAGCTGTGATTTTAGCTTTAAACATTTTGTCATATAGTTCATCAATGATATAGTTAACAAATCCGTCTACTGTCATTTGGTCGGCTTTCCAAGTAAGCTCAATATTTTTAGCAAGTTCTTTACCTGTTAAAACAAGAGCTTTGAACTCTTGTCCTTCATTAGCTGTTGGAGCAAGTTCAACATAGAATTTAGCATCGTCAGCATCATCTAAGTAAGGTACAGTTACGTTACCATTTACTTGATATTTTCTAATATCTCTCCAGATTGGAGATTCTTGCTCTGCTCTTTCATTAAGAGCTAGAATTATAGATGTAGGAATATATAAACCTACGTTGTTAATTCCTTGTGCGTTAGCTGTTGAAGCTACGAAAGTTGTAGCAGTTGTTCCAACAGCATCTCCAATAGCTCTCTTTTCTTCTTCGTTAAGTTCAACTCCCATAAGAGTTTTAGCCCAAGCGTTTCTATACTCTTCGCTTGCTCTTGTGTATTTCTTTTCCATTTTTCTTTCCTCCTTAAAATTACCAATCGGTGTTATTGTTTCAGAACCAACACGAATTAGTTCTCTTTCATCAACAACAACTGGCTCTTCAACTTTTTCTTCTTTAACTTCTTCTGCTTTTCCGTCAGGAACTTCAGAATTAACAGCTTCAACTTCAGTCTTTAACTCTTCAAGTTCTTCAGTTGTTTTTGCTTCGTCAATTCTTTTCTCAAGTTCCTTTTTTCTTGCTTCAATTTCTTCGATTGTCATTTTGTTTTCTCCTTTCTGACAATTTCTATAAGCTTTTACCAGCTTTTTTAAATTCTCTTTTTTGTTTTTACCAACAAAAAAAGAAGCAATCTCCATCGCTTCTCTATAAGAATTTTTAAACTCTTTATATTTTTAATTTTAATTTCATCTTTTCTTTTTCGAGTTTTAATTTATGGTATTCTTCTTGCTCTTTTTCGACAGTTTCCTTGCTTCTTGCATATACCTCGGTTTGGTCGTATGCTGGAACATCTACTACTGATACATCAAACAGCTTAGCAATTCCAGTTATATGTCTAACATCTGTGCCGTCTACTGTGTCCCAATTTGCGTCTGAAACAACAAAAGCAAAGCTCATCTTGTCAAGCAATCCTGCACGTATTGATTTATAAACATCTCTGTTAGATTGAGTGTCGATTAAATCTGCATATATCTTCAAGCCGCGGTCGTCAACTTCAAGCCTTAAACTTTTATTACGTGTTCTCGCCATAATCATATAAGTATCTTCATGGTTATATTTCAAGCACACATCGCTCATGTCGCAGTTGTCGAGTGCTCCTCTATCGATTATTTCGATATAACCTAGATTTGTTGGCTCATCAAAAACAATCGCATAACCTTCGATTGACATTTTCTCTTCTTCGTTTTCTACAGCCCTGACTTCTCTAAGTCTTACTTCTTTAGTTTTCTTTTCCATTATTTTCATCTCCTCCCTGATATGAGTTAGCAATGCTTGAATCGATATTGTTCAAGCTTTGAATAATTTTCTTTCCTTCGTCTCCGCCAATAGGTGGCAAGTCTAAAACTTCAAGTGCCATGTCTTTTGTTAGCAAGCCATATGGAAGTGCAATTTCAAGGATTTGCTTTTTCTTATCCAAACTCTGGTATTGAAGTCTGTTAGCTGTAAAGATAATCTTGTTGCCTTCTTCAATTGCTCTATTACTAAATATCTTGTTCGTAAACTCATATGATAATTGCATTGCTCTAGGTTCGATTACTCCCTCATAAAACGCATTCCACTCGTTGTCTGTAAAATCATTTCGAATAATTTTTTCTGAAATCCCAAAATAATCATAAACATTGTTGTTAACTTGCTCTAATTGAGCCTTGTCTAGTGTTATAGGCTTAATATTAACCTCTTGAAATTCTGCTTTTGCATCAAGTGAAGCAATTCCAGAAGTGTTCTCCATATTTAAATAGTCCTTAACAAACGCATCTTTTGAAGCTTTAATATCTTTCTCTTTTAGCATTGAATTTGTAAACTTCAAAATGCCTTTCAAGTTATTCGAAGTTCTAACTGCATTTGCGATTCCTTCTGAAGCAGTAACCGAAGTTTGTAAATCGGTTTTTAGCACTCCACTCTTTGTTCCAAACAAGTCATTTTGATTGTAGAACAGCCTTAAATGAATTAATTGTAAGTAAGGTATATAGTATGTCTGCCCATTTAAAAAAATGAATTGTAGGTAAATCTCGCCGTTCTCGTTTTGAAATAATTGATAACTTGTAGCCTCAACCGGATAGAATCCTGTAATATATCCTTTTGTATCTTTTTGAATATAAACAAAAGCATTCGAATCGGTATAAAGCATTGAGATAATTTTATAAATAAAGTCATACGTGCTCATGAACGGATTCGGTCTGTTCTGAAGTAATTGATTAATGCTCAAATTCACTTCGTTGTTAATCGAACCTTTTATATGTTTTGGAATTAGCTTTGCACAGCAAGTCGCAATCCTGTCAATGCATTGTCTTGCTACTTTGCTGTCGTAGATTTCGCCATCAAACGTTGTGAACGTTGGGTTGTAGCCATTCAGCATTTGAAGGTATGAAGCGGTTGCTGGAGCTTGTTTTTGCCTTCCAAAAATTAAATTAAATAAACTTCTCTTCTCTTTCATCTGTTCACTCTCCTTGAAGTGAAATGTAGTCATTCATTTTCTCAAATAAAACGCAGTATGCTATTATTAGACTGACTGCTCCGTCAATCCTAGCACGTTGCTTCTTGCCTTTAACTGGTCGAATGTTGTCGTTCTCATCTCGTTTAACTTCTGTATTTGTTAAACACCAACGAAGTACTGGATTGTTATTGTAATTAACTTTCTTGTCAAGTAAGTCCGCTTCAAGTTGCTTCATAGGATTGCTCATCGTCTTAGCTCCTTGCCTAACCTCTATCATTTCGAAACCAACAGCTTTCATTTCATCAATCCAATAGTTCGAGTTCCATGGATCGTATCCAATGAATGCTGTTGAGATTTCGTATTCGTTGTTTAATTTCAAAAACCATTCTGTTACATCTGAATAGTTAACCTTTGAGCCTTCGCATACTGTAACATATCCTTGTTGCTCCCATATATCATACGGAATTTTGTCGTCTTTTATCTTATGCTCTAAGTAAGCCGAAGGTATGAAATATTGTTGCAACACGAATTTTGTTCCGCCCTTAACAACTAAGCAAGTCGCACACGTCAAGTCCGTAGTGGAGCTTAAGTCCACGCCCCCAACTGCATAGCTATCGTAAACTTCTTCAGGCTCAAACGTTGCTTCGTTATTAGCAACTTCATAAGTAAGCCATCTCGAATTTTCTGTCATTCTGATATTGAAGTCTTTGCAAAGTAAATTACTAAGCTCAACAGGATTGTTTAACGCACGTTGCACTTTGTCTCTAATGTCTTTTATATTTTTTATCGTTCCAAGTCCGAGGATTTGCTTTATACCAGCTATCTTCATTCTGCCATTCGTCAACCGAATCAAGTTCGTAAATTACTGGAAGGATTGTTTCATCTTTAATCGTACCTTTCAAAATGTTCGAAGCGTATTCGTATTCGTTATCGAATACTGACTCTCGAATCGTTCCGCATTGTTGATGTTTCTAAAAGCATAGGTTGTTCTCTTGCACTCATTGAGTCATAAACAACGTCAAGCAAGTTTTTGTCTTTCCAAGCATGAACTTCATCGGCAACAACAAAGTGAGCGTTTAGTCCATCTAGTGAATTACTTTCTGAAGCTAAAGCTCTGTATGAGCTTTCTGTTGCATCATAATATATTCCGTTTATTAAACAACGCATTCTAGAATTTAAAGAAGGTGATTTTTTAATCATCTTCTTTGACTCTTCCCAAACGATTTTCGCTTGCTCTTTCATTGTTGCAACAGAATAAACTTCTGCACCACCTTCGCCGTCTTTTGACAACATATATAAAGCTAAGCCACTATCTAGAACCGACTTGCCGTTTTTTCTTCCAACAAACAGTAAACCTTTTTTATAACGTCTTAATTTTGTTTCGCTATCTACAAAACCAAACAAGGCTTCAATAAAAGCTTTTTGCCATAACTCTAAAGCAATCGGCTTTCCAGCCCACTTGCCTTTTGAGTGTCTACAGTATTTTTCAATGAAGTTAATCGGTCTGTCGCCTAACTCCTTGTCGAATATATAACAATGCGTTTCTTTTTCTTCTGTGAATCTATTAAAAAAAGCAACCTCTTGAGGTCGCTTGATGTCTTCAACTAATTTTTTATAAATCGTTTTAATTTTTTCATTAACCAATTTCGGATTTTTTAAAATCCAAGAATAATATTCCTCAATAAAACTAGAACTCATCGAAGCCATCGCCTTTCGCTTTGTCTTGCTTTGGCAACATCTCGTTGAGTTGCTTAACTACCGCTGTATAATTCTTGATTGTTACATTATATGCTTGCAACGCTGGATTTGCTCTCTCAATGTTATATGCACCTTGGCACATTTCTGTTATTACTCCGCCTTCATTTATCTTGTTTTGTAAATCGCTCAATGTTTTTTCCATAAATTCTGCTTTATCAATCAATGCTAACGCTAAAACATTGTTTCCTAATAAATCTTTAAGAACTGATAAATTTTGAATTTTATTTTTTGCCATTTCATCATCTCCATTAAAAAAGGGGTCTTTGAAAATTGGTATGCAATTTTCGAAGC